GTAAGTTCAGATTCGGTTCTATCCTGTCTCATCTTATGACTTTCCAAACAATCAAGGTAATCCAGTACAAGTAAATCAAATTTAAATCCCCACTTTTTCTGATAACTAAGCATCCAATTCCTAACATCCTTCATTGTGGTATCTTCTTGACTAAATCTTTTGATGATAAGCCTACATTTACCTTCCATTTCTCTGGCTTTCGCATCAGCAATGTTGAAAACTCGTTCATTTTCTTCGTCTTCATTCAATCTACTTAATGCAGATTCTGCCCAGATTGTAAAGTGTTTACGTTTAATCTGGTCTTTGGTATCCTCGAAAATAATTTGAGCGACATTCTTTTCTTGTTCATATGCGGTGTTTGCAATGATTGTGAGGGCGGTAGTATTATGTGTTAAAATATAATCATTAGTTACATATAAATGGTCATCATTTTCAACATATATACATTGTGCTTCTTCCTTATGTGAATATTCAATATTCGAAATATACTTATTGTACTTATATTTTTCACGATAAACTACACGACTTTGTTTACGTTCTAATTGAAATAATTTAATTGTTTCATCTGAAAACGAAATTGTTAATGTATATGATTTTCTGCAAATAATTGTTTCACCATTCTTCTTATATTTACCAATTTTATCACGAACATTACAAAAACCACCCAAAGACAAAACCAATTCCCTAACATCATTCTTTAGGATTTCGGATGTTGTACTAAATTGAATTCTACCTGCTTTTGATACATATCCATCACTATCCAATAATCCCTGTAAGAGTGAAATCCTATTATTAATGGAATTATATAAATATGATTCAGGAATATGTTTATTTGGTGAGTTTACATTAAGATTTAATTCAATAATTGATTGAAATAAACTATTGGAATTACGACCATTTCCAGTTATTGAAAATGTTTGTGTTTTTGAAACTCGTTTCACTGACAAATTATTATAATTATTCTCAACAATTTCACTAACCTTGTTAATAATTTCATCATCAACTGACGTAAACCTTGGTATATCTTGTGTTAGACTTCCATCACCAATTAATATTCCCAACAAATATGGATCAATTGGTACTATTCTTTCAGTAAATTCAATTGGTTTGATGATTGGAATTCTATAATTTAGTTTGTTTTTCCTATTATATGTTTTAACATAATCTTTCATTAACACTTCTAATGTTAATGGTTTATATGATAAATCGGGTATTTTAATATGTTTTATTTTACCATCAATTTTCTTTGTGGTGTTTGCTGTTCGTTGATTCAATGAATTAACTGACCAAATATGTTCTTTATCACACATTGCAGAAGTACCATCATTAAACTCAACCTTATAAATATCACGCAAACCTTGTGGATAAACACCCAAAACCTTTTGTGATTTACCGTCACTACCAATAACAAAGTCATTGACCTTAACATCACCATTATACATCCAACCATTTGGTGTAATTAATTTTGCTGATAACGGTAATGATTTCCCAACACCCGATGGTGTAAGAATCACACCGATTTCACTCTTACCTAATCCACCACCAGTTAATGCGTCAATAGCACCAATGCCTGTTGCTATGGTTTCCCTAAATTCTTTTCTCAGTGCTTTTCTAATTCCTTCGGTAAGTGACTCCGAATCATCATCCCCTTCACCAATATGTGATATTTTTTGGAATTGTTCTTCAATAGCAGCAATAACATATTTGTTTTTTATCTCACCATTCTTGACTTTATTCATAATACTTTCACCCAACTTACGATATTCCTGTTGTTTAATAAAAGCACTTGTGGACTTCTGAACAACATCACCATCATAAAGCATTTGCTTATTAATGATTCTTTCGTTCCAGAGTTCAATACGTTTAATTACAGCGAATAATGATTCTTCTTCAATCGTGTTATTCGGAGTCTTATATTTGTTAATTGCTTGATGAATACTCTGATTCTGGAGATTTGGTACTTTATCAAATTCCTTATAGTATTCCAACATGATGATGAATAACCGTTTAAGGTTGGGATCATCAAAATATTCAATTGCTAAATCAGATATTATTTTTTCAGCGAACTCTGGTTCAACCAACAACTGCCATATGAGACGTTGTTGAAATTCAGAACCAAGATATGCTGTTAATGTGTTTTCTGTATTTTCCGTCATTATAAAAACATGTGTATGAAGGACGAAAAGAAGGTATTATAGAATTGGTCAGAATTATAGAAATGACCTGCTTCTCGTCCAAACATAATTAATTTCGTCCAAGTCTTCTCAGCATTTCTGCCCTTTTCGCAGGGTGAAGTTCTCTGATTTGATTGATCGATAAACCTCTGTAATTAATTAAATCATAATCATCCCACATATTTTTAATGTCGCTCCTTTTGATTTTATATTCAATTATGTCTGCGATATCAGTTACCACATGCATAATGTCAAGAGATTGTTTTACTACAGGATTGAATCCGTCAACAAAAAATTCACGTTCAACAATCGGATTCTCATTAATATATAATCCAATTTTACAAGGAACGCCACGAATTGTTTTCTGTTCAATATGTTGTACTATAGATTGTGGATTATAACGCATTTCATTTCTCCATTCTCTGGGATAGGTATTAATCATTTTCTGATTATATGCGTGAAGATCGTAACCATAATATTCTGATTCACTATCGTTAACATCAACCCTACCAAATTCTGCAACTACATCATAACTTCGTTTTGACAAGGTTTTCTGTAATCTCGTAATTGCTCTGGGAAGAATATCTCTGATATCAATCGAATATCTTGTAAAAGGATTAAACTTATCAGCATTAAACATTTTTTCACATAACAAAACATTGCCTTGAGACAGTGAAAATCTAAACACGTTATTATATTCCTTTTCGTTCATTTTATTTTTTTTTGATTGTTAGTAACTATTAGCAAATATAGCGAGAATACCTCAAAGATGAAAGGATTTTTACGATCTAATTTTATGTTTCTTGTAATACTCAGTAAGCAACTGTTTTTCATTCATGATTACAGTGTAAAAGGGTTCAACATACTGTGGAAATGTGCTGCCATAAATACTTAAAAACTCGTCTTCAATCATCAAATTATAAAGGTTTTTACTTCCCCTATCCTCTGGAGATAATGGGATTTCAAGTTGTAACAGTTCTTCTTCTGCTTGTTCATTAAGCATCGGTTCTCTAAGATTAACCAATTCGAAATTGGTTTTTAGCCTTTCGATACCATCAGGACTAATAATGTTTTCAAGTGCCTTTAATGGTTTCTTTTTATTCTGAACCCGTTCCTGATTAATTTCATCAGCACGTCTACAAACATCCTTCACACTTAAAGTTTTGAATCGGAGTTCTGGAAACTTATTCACAAGACCCTTTTCCTTGATTCCACCAACACCTTTAATATTATCGGCATCATCACCACAAATGATTTTCATTACTAATGCATTACTATAATGATGATTGAAATGCATCATGTAATTTGTTTTCGTTACTGGTTGGTCGATATTCGGAAAGATTATTGTGAGATTCAAATCAAGTAGTTGTGCGAAGTCCCTGTCATTTGAATAAATAAAAAGTTCTTCTTTATTGTTGTGTTCCAAACAATATGCTGCAATCAGGTCATCGGCTTCGATATCATCGACTTCAATTTGTCTTATAAAAAGTTCTTCAGCATACGCCTGTATTCGTTTTCTTTGCTTCAGAATCGACTCTTCTTTTGCTTTTTCTCTACGAAGTTCAGCAGCATTCATCTCAATTCTATCATGCCATTTTTTTGATACTCGATTGGCTTTATAAGCCACATCAATTCGGTAACGATAGATGCCAGCACCAAATACTCCGTCCCAACAAATAATCACTTTGTTAATCATATGGTCTTTAATTAATTTTCTGGTAGTGGTCATAAATTGATATAACCCCCCACAATGACCAAAAGATTGAGTATATGTATCTTTTGCACCATGAAATGAACGCTTTAATAAATAATTCCCATCAACCAATAATGTACGTGTTCTCATAATCCCACACTTAAATAAATTTTATTTAACCAATTATTTCTATATGCAATCATATATGCACTTCCACTATTTTTTTGAAATTCAATCCTTTTCCTATATTTAATTGCTTCTTCAATACATTTATCAATAGTCCAATAACCATTTGGCTTACGACCATTAATCATATATTTTTCAAAATCTTTAAGCCAATTATTTTTATATGCAACACTATATGCAGTGGGTTCATGTTTTTTTACCTCTTTTTTTCTATTATAAAATTTAAATACTTTCTTACATTCTTCATAATTCCAATAACCATATGGTTTTATTTTTATTAACATATGTTCACATACCTCATCTAACCATCCATATTTAACTGCTGCTTGATATGCACCACCATTTCTTTTAGAAAAATCAGTTCGATTTATATATTTTAATCCTTCTTCAACACATTTTTCTTTTGTCCATTTACGCACGCTACCAATACTACCTGTTTTGGATTGATTTAATATCATCCAACCATCTTTTAAATATTTTTCAACGTAAAGGTTTTCCGAACGAACCGCTTTATTCACATCAATAAAGTCAGTTACTTGTTTAAATGTTGGGTGAAGTCCTGTTTTTTCAATGTGTTTGGTTACTGAATCTGTTTTACATTTTTCCCTATCATGTTTCCTTCTTTCAATATTATATGTTATTCCAACATATACGTAATTATCCGAAAATTCATAAACATATACACATTTTAAGTATCGATGTCCAATTTTTATCATATGTTGACAAATTTCATCAATCCATTTATGATTTAAAGACGCATCATATGCACCAGCAGATTTTGTTCTAAAATCATGTTTTGTTTCATATTTAAGTGCTTCAATCCTACAATTCTCCATCTTTTGCCAATATCCAACAGGTTTAATTGTTGGTTTAATATGTTTTGTAATGTTAGTTAACCAATTATTGGACTTTGCAGAATTATATGCACCACCTGATTTTCTTTTAAAATCTGATATTCTACTATATTTAAGTGCCTCAACTCTACAATTAGATAAAGTCCAATAGTTTCTTGGTTTTCTTGTTTTCATTAATTTTAATCGGTTTTTTCTTCAATACTTGGACTTCTCTGAACAAGTTCTTCCTCGAATGACACATTTCCTTCACCATCAATTGCTTTAGATTTGAATTCCAAATCGTCCGCTATTAAATTATCATCTTCAAATTTATTACGGAAATAAAGAATATTATTTTTCTTATAAGCGGTTTCATGGTCTTTATCGCCATAAATAAATCCATGTGGTGTTGAAATGATTTTCCCTTCCAAAGAAATACCACCCCATTCTCCATCAATATGATTTTTGGCAATATTAACTTTATTTTCAAATCCAAAATTCAAGTCACGTCCTTTACTAGTTGCAGTTACTCTACGTGTTCCATGCGTAATAATCCCACCAAAATGATAAATCATACGTGCACCAAAGAAAAAAGTTTCCCCGCCTTTATGTTTAACAACTTTATTCATACTATCATACCAAATTTTCTGAACAGCAGCAAGTGTTATAACATATTCATTATCAATCCTACGACTATCAGGTATATTATTGTTAAGTAGTGACATAAATGCTTTTTCATATGCACCTGCATTCCATAAATTATTATCAGTAGTGTCTTTTTCAAGCGCATTGATCGTTTTGATACAGTTTAATGTACCAATTGAATCAATGGCAATGAATATATTAACAGGTAGATTGCCACTTTTTTGTTGATCAATGAAATAATATACCGCTTTTGCAAGGTCTTCAATACTGGCTTCTTTTCGGTCTTTATCTTGATGTTTCCCGAAATTTTCGAGAAGAAATTTATTATTCACCAGAATGTAATCACCGTTCCAATCAAAACCCATAAGAGTTAAACGTTTATTTCCAATATCAATATTATTTTCGGTATCAATAATAATTGGTAAATCACCTATCTTCTGAGCATTAACTATTGAACGCATCAAAGCCGTTGATTTACCAGTATTACTGTATCCACGAAAAAGTGTTACATATCCCTTGGGTACACCGGGCATGCCAGTTGCTTCTTTCAGTGCGTCATCGATTGGAATCCATTGAAGTGGTTTAGATGGAACTTTCTCCGCACCTATTTTCTTTTTGAAATCATCGAGACTAAATTTCTTTTTGGGTGTTGGTTTGCGTACCGCATTGCTGGGTACATCTGTCTTCTTTGCCATATTTTTGATTATAAAGTATTTCTAATTCATTTATAAAATCCAAATGCTTTTCTTTTGTATCTAAGGTCACACCATCTTTCGATTCAAACATTAACGTCTCATTATTTAAAATTAAGTGTCGGTGTATGAATCGATGGAGTTTCTTATCTAAAATAATAACATCCTCAATTAAATTATAGTTCCAATGATGTGAATTTTCATCTGAAGATAATTTAAGGTCACGAGCAAGATTTTTATATTTTCCATTTATGTAAGGTTTCGATTTTTTTATCTCCTGCTGTCTGTTATTATACCCTAACCGATGATATTTTTCGAGACTTCTTAACCTTTCCTTCTCACACCATTCTGGGTCGTTTTGACGCAACTCCTTTTCTCTTAAATCACCCAGTTCTTTACAACATGTTTTACATTTATTTAAATATCCATCCCGCATTTGGGGATGGATATAAAAATCATCTAACTCTTTATCATTTCCACATCTGATGCATTTTTTCTGCATATCGTAAGTAGTTGATTGTCAAATACATCAAAATGGCAAATCATCGTAATCCGACCCCGACTCCGAATCAGAACTTTCTGTTACAGGTTCTGTTACGGGAGCAATTTCTACAGGTGCTTCAGTAACTGGTGTTTCAGGAGTAGTTTCTACTGGTGCTTCAGCAATTGGTGCTTTCTGAGCAAGAGTTTCCTTACCAATATCACTTGCATCATCATTGAACTCACCAACTTTTTTAGGTGTAATATTACTGATTGTTACAC